AAACCTCTTACTGACAATAATCACAAGGAGACCCTACATGAGCAATTTGAGCCCTGACTTCACCCTGCCGATTAACTTTTGCGCTAATCCGCAGGATGCCTGGACCATTCCGGCCGTTTTTATACCGACAGCCAGGCGTTTGAGCACGAGAAAGAGCGCATCTTCGCCAATAGCTGGATTTGCGTCGCCCACGGCAGCGAGGTCGCCCGGCCGAACGATTACATTACCCGGGAGATCATCGGCGAAAAATATCGTTATAGTCCGCGGCCGCGACAACATTCTGCGCGCCTTCTATAACGTCTGCCCACACCGCGGCCACCAGCTACTGAGCGGCGAGGGCAAAGCCAAAAACGTGATTACCTGCCCCTATCACGCCTGGGCCTTCAAGCTGGACGGCAATCTCGCCCACGCCCGCAACTGCGAAAACGTGGCGAATTTCGATAGCGAAAAGGCAACGCTAGTGCCGGTTCGCCTGGAAGAGTATGCCGGCTTTGTGTTTATCAATATGAATCCGGAAGCGGAGAGTGTGGAAACGCAGCTACCGGGGCTGCAGGACAAAGTGCTGGAAGCCTGTCCGGACGTGCATGATCTGAAACTGGCGGCGCGCTTTACCACCCTCACCCCGGCGAACTGGAAAAATATCGTCGATAACTATCTGGAATGTTACCACTGCGGTCCGGCGCACCCGGGCTTCTCGGATTCCGTCCAGGTTGACCGCTACTGGCACACCATGCACGGCAAATGGACGCTGCAGTATGGCTTCGCCAAACCGTCCGAGCAGTCGTTTAAATTCGAAGAGGGTACCGACGCCGCGTTTCACGGTTTCTGGCTGTGGCCGTGCACCATGTTCAACGTCACGCCGATCAAGGGCATGATGACCGTTATCTATGAATTCCCGGTGGATGAAGAGACCACTCTGCAGAATTACGACATCTATTTCACCAACGAAGAGCTGACTGACGATCAGAAAGCGCTGATTGAGTGGTATCGCGACGTGTTCCGCCCGGAAGATTTACGCCTGGTGGAAAGCGTGCAGAAGGGGCTGAAGTCCCGCGGCTATCGCGGCCAGGGGCGCATTATGGCGGATAACAGCGGCAGCGGTATCTCCGAGCACGGGATCGCGCATTTCCACAATCTGGTCGCCCAGGTGTTCCAGCCGTAATCGTTGAAGGAGCTTGCTATGTCTGTGTTTCACTCAGATCTGTTTCGCCAGCAGGCGCTGATTGCCGGAAGCTGGCGCGACGCCGCCGACGGCACGACGCTTGCCGTCAGCAATCCTTCCACCGGCGCGACGCTCGGCCAGATCCCCAATATGGGGCGTGCGGAAGCGCAACAGGCAGTGGATGCCGCCGCGGCCGCGCTGCCGAACTGGCGCGCGTTCACCGCCGCCCAGCGCGCCGCGCTATTGAAAAACTGGCACCGCCTGATCCTCGAAAACAAGACCGCGCTGGCGCAGATCATGACCGCCGAGCAGGGCAAGCCGCTGGCGGAAGCGGAAGGCGAAATCGCCTATGCCGCCTCGTTTATCGAGTGGTTTGCCGAACAAGGGAAACGCGCCAACGGCGAGATAATCCCTCCCCCGGCGCCGATAAACGCCTGATGGTGATCCGCCAGGGGGTAGGCGTCTGCGCGGCGATCACCCCGTGGAACTTCCCGGCGGCGATGATCACCCGGAAGGCCGGCCCGGCGCTGGCCGCGGGTTGTACGATGGTGATTAAGCCGGCTAACGAAACGCCGTTTACCGCGCTGGCGATGGCGGAGCTGGCGAATCAGGCCGGGATCCCGCAGGGCGTCATTAACGTCGTTACCGGCCAGTCGCGAGAAATTGGCGCGGTGTTCACCGGCGATGAGCGGGTGCGTAAGCTCTCCTTTACCGGTTCGACCGAAGTTGGCCGCGTGCTGATGCGCCAGTGCGCGGAATCCATCAAAAAGCTCTCCTTAGAGCTCGGCGGTAACGCGCCGTTTATCGTCTTTGACGACGCCGATATCGATAAAGCGGTCGAGGGCGCGCTGATCGCCAAGTTCCGCAACGCCGGACAAACCTGCGTCTGCGTCAACCGCTTCTATATTCATCGCGCCATCTACGACCAATTCTGCGATAAATTCGTCGCTCGCGTCGCCGCCCTGAAAGTGGGCGATGGCAGCGAGTCCGATGTACAGATTGGCCCGCTGATCAACGCCGACGCCGGGCGCAAAGTGCAGTCCCTGCTCGACGACGCCCTGAGCCGCGGCGCCACGCTGTTAACTGGCGGTAAAGCGCATCCGCTGGGCGGTAATTTCTTCACCCCTACGGTGATCGGCGACGTACAGCCGGGGTCATTGCTGCTGCAGGAAGAGATTTTCGGCCCGGTGGCCGCTTTGGTGAAATTTGACGATGAGCAGCAGGTCATCGAGCAGGCGAATAACACCATCTACGGCCTCGCCTCCTATTTTTACAGCAACGATGCCGCCCGTATCTGGCGCGTCTCCGAGCAGCTGGAATACGGCATGGTCGGTATCAATACCGGGCTGATTTCCAACGAAGTCGCACCGTTTGGCGGGGTAAAGCAGTCCGGTCTTGGCCGCGAAGGGTCGGAACACGGAATCGAAGATTACCTGGAGATGAAGTATCTCTGCCAGGGGTTGTAAATGTGCTCTCCCGGCGATGGCGCTAGCCACGCGGGATTTTTTGATGGAGTTCAGCGATGTCTGATTATCAAATGTTTGAGGCGGTCGTTCGCGATGTTGAACAGATCACCCCTCTTGTGAAGCGTTTTACGCTGGTGTCGCCGACCGGCGCCCCGCTGCCGGCATTCAGCGGCGGCAGCCATATTATCGTCCAGATGCAGGATGGCGAGCAGCGCTACAGTAACGCCTATTCGCTAATGAGCTCGCCGCTGGATACCACCAGCTGGCAGATTGCGGTGCGTCTTGAGTCGCCTTCCAAAGGCGGCTCGCGTTTTATGCACCAGCGGGTGCGCCCGGGCGATACCCTGACGGTGTCCACGCCCAACAATCTGTTCGCCATCGAACCACAGGCGCGAAAACATCTGCTGATCGCCGGCGGCATCGGCATTACGCCATTCTTATCGCATATTCCGGAACTGGAACAGCGGCAGGCCGACTGGCAGCTGCATTACTGTTTTCACGACGCCGACAGTAATGCTTTCGCCGATGCGCTCAGCGCAGCGCCGTGGCGCGATCGGGTCAATGTTCATGTATCAGCGCTCGGCAGCCGTCTCGACCTACCGCGCCTGTTCGCCGACCTCGAGCCAGGAACCCACGTGTATACCTGCGGCCCAGCGGCGCTTAACGAGGCGGTGAAAGCCGCCGCCGAACGCCATCAGGTGCCCGCCAGCCAGCTGCACTTTGAGCAGTTTATCCTTGAGGATAAAAGCGGAGAGGCATTTACCCTGGTGCTGGCGCGTTCCGGACGCGAATTTACCGTGCCGCAGGATATGACCATTTTGCAGGTGATCGAGAATAACAAAGCGGCGAAGGTCGAATGCCTGTGCCGAGAAGGGGTGTGCGGCACCTGCGAAACGATGATTCTGGAGGGGGAAGCCGACCACCGCGATCAGTATTACAGCGAGGAAGAGAAAGCCAGCCAGCAGAGTATGCTGATCTGCTGCTCGCGCGCCAAAGGCGGCCGGTTAGTGCTGGATTTGTAAAGCGCACACCGGCAAAACGGCGGTGAGATGGACTGACCCCGCGGAATTGTTCCAACGTACTACCACTCCATGGCGACGAGGTCAGTGGCGCGGATACTATCGGCTTCATCCTCCGCCTGATTAGCTTTCTGTGCGGCACCGGCGATAGCCGGCGCCGCCTGCTCAGGGATTAGCCGCTAAATACCCGCGCCTTGCCGCTGACCGTCAGTCGCACCATCGCGCCGGGCTGCCACGCGGCCTGGCTGACGGTGCGATCGCCAAGAAACAACGCCGTCTCTTCATCCACCGGCTGCGAGTGATTGCCTTTTCCCTGGCGCTGATGGTATTTCTTGCTGGCGTGTTCGTCATTAACTGGCAACCGGGTCCTGACACTTAGCCCTGAGTCTTTGCCTGATGACCCTCTGTTACTGCTCCCGGCCAGAATGATGGTCAATAAGCGGCCGGTGCTGATCTATCAGACGCGCTTAGCGCCGATCAGGGTGATTGTCACGATCAGCGACATCCATCTGCGCGATGCGCTATATAGCGATACCGATGACAACGGGCTGGCACTCTGGGTGCAGAACCAAATGATTGCCAGATATGGCGATGTTAAGCCGCTGGCTGCGGACCCACACCAGGAGGTATTTACCTCGCCCGCTGGCAAAACAGCACGACGCCAGCGCGCTCGCCCGCGGAATTTATTCCGTTGGCCGAACGTACCGGCTTAATTATTCCCCTAACCCGCAGCCTGATGGCGCAGGTCAACGCGCAGATGAGACCACTCTTTAGTAAACTACCGGATGGGTTTCATATTGGCCTGAATATCAGCGTGTCACATATTAACGCGCCGACGTTTATCGATGACTGCCTGCACTATCAGCGCGGCTTTGAGGGTAAAGCGGTGAAGCTGATGCTGGAGATCACGGAGCAGGAGCCGCTGTTGCTCAACGGGGCGGTTGTGGACAAGCTCAATACGTTACACTCCCGCGGGTTTTCCATCGCGCTGGACGACTTTGGCACCGGCTATTCCGGGCTTTCCTGTCTCCACGAGCTGATTTTCGACTATATCAAAATCGATCAGAGTTTTGTCGGCCGGGTAACCGGGGAGGCGCCGGCAAGCAAGCTGCTGGACTGCGTGATAGAGATGGCGCGGACGCTGTCACTGCGCATCATTGCCGAGGGCGTCGAAACCGAGGCCCAACGGGATTATCTTAATCGCCAGAATATTCATCTGCTGCAGGGCTACTATTTCTGGAAGCCAATGCCCTACGTCGCGCTGGTCATGCTCCTGCTGAGCAAACCGAAGGCGCGGATTGTCGAAGAATAAGCGGGCGTTGTGAAAATTCCTGCCATGCGACGGGCTATGTATCCGTCAGCGCTGTGGGAATGAAAACGTCGTCGGTCGCTGTCCGGGTCATGCACGACCGACCGGACAAAGCAAGAAGGGGTTACCTTTCGGTAACCCCTTCTTTTATATGGCGGAAGCGCAGAGATTCGAACTCTGGAACCCTTTCGGGTCGCCGGTTTTCAAGACCAAATCAAATGACTTTATAATCAGAATGTTATGGTGCATTCATAGAATAAAGTTGTTTTTTTTACACAGCTATAAATCAATCAGTTACAGTTAATGCATGGGCTTTATTCTTTCAACTTTTAAGGGTTCTCCCTTGACTCCCTCACAGTTTCAAGAGTAAAAATACTGTACATAAAAACAGTACAGGTAACCAAAATGATCAACAGAGAATCCAACGCATCGAGCATTCCAGAACTGACTGGCTTTAATGTCAGCCATTCGGCTTTAACCCGTCAGGTGTTCCTCTATGCTACTTTTACTGACAATATGGCGTCTGTACCTCACTGGCCACTGAAAGAGTTTCCTGACCTGTTTTGTTGTATCTCCAGGGATAGGGCGGAAGCCTTGCTCCATCAACTCCAGAGAGCGATCGATTATCTGGATGCCGGGATGGATTCGCCCTCGCTATTTCTTATCGACGATGACCTCTGATGCGGGGCAATAGCGATAGATGGTTTTCACATCGACACCAATCACCGCGGAAACCTGCTGCCGGCTGGCTCCGTTCACCAGCATCTGGCGGCAGCGTTCCACAACCTCCCTGGTCATAATTCTGCGGCGGCCTCCGACCCTTCCCTGCTCCCTCGCAGCGGCTAAACCGGCTCGGGTACGCTCCACTATCAACTCGCGTTCCATTTCCGCCAGGGCGCTCATGACGTGGAAGAAGAAACGTCCCGCAGGAGTCGAGGTGTCGATGCTGTCAGTAAGACTGCGAAAGTGAATACCTCTGTCCTGCAGCTCTGAGACCAGAGTTATGAGGTCACGAACACTCCGCCCAAGGCGATCCAGCTTCCAGACCACAAGAGAATCCCCTGGTTTTAAACGACGAATAGCACGCCTAAGCCCTGGTCGTCTGGCGTTTTTCCCGCTCGCTGTGTCTTCGAAAATCTGCTCACATTCTGCGCGAACCAGCGCATTTTTCTGCAAATCGAGGTTTTGATCGCCGGTAGATACCCGCGCGTAGCCAATCAGCATTATGCAACCCTTTGAAAAGGCTGATTGTAAATTGCCGATATTGTTCGCGTAAACCTGGGTTCAAGCGAATCTGATCTGGGTGGCGCGCTGGTTAATATCGGTCAGGCCACAGTTCGGGATGTTGTGCGGGCAAATATTTTGTCGTACATGAGTAAAACAGACCAGTTAGCAATAAAGGGGGTTGTCGGAACAGAAGTTGTTGTGGACTATGCACTACGGGCTGCAATTGATGATGGCGTTACTGTTCTGGAGTGTCCACCCGTCCCTGGTATTTATGTTTTTGGGCAAAGCTTGGTTACCCTTCCCATTGGGTTTTCATTCGAAGGTAAATCAAGAAGAACGTACACAGCAACTTCAGATGCATCCTTTAATAATGTAGGGACGGTGTTCCGTTTGTTTAATGGTGCCTCTGCCATTTTCAAATTAACCTCCCGACATACGTTCAGACAGGTTGTTTTTGATGGGCGTAATAAAACCGCGCGTTTTATGCAAGGTAATGACCAAACACAGTGGTGCCGCTTTTATGACTGCGGGATACACCGTTGGTATGTTGGTATTGGTAACTCAAGCCCTAATGGTTATTCAGCTACGCTACTCGTCTCTGGGGGCACAATCTCCAGTAATACTATTGGCGTAAAAAACGTTATTGATTCTCTGTTCCTGGGGGCAACAATTAATGCCAATGATACCGATGGTGTTCGATTGCTTACCGGGGCGAATAACAACGCATTTATCGGTGTCAGGAATGAGTGGAATAACGGTGATAACTACTATGGTTATGGGTGTAAGCGAATCCTGATTCAGGGTGAGTTGATAGACCGAGCTGGCAAACGTGCAGTAGCTGCTGTAGGTGGTGCACAGTTTACCCTTTCTGGTGTAACAGTACAGCGTTCAGGTCGATTAGCAACTGAAGGAACTACTGAGGATGCTCACTATTATATCGAAGGTGACACCTCTTCTATCATAGAAACAGCAGTCCATACCACTACAGGTGCAAACGATGATGGATCAGGAAGACAATCACCGACGTATATACTAGCCACTGGCGGTAGTTCTTCCGATGGTAAAGCTTTCATCGCTTCAGCATCTAACCTTTCAGGTTACACTGGAACTTCGTGGCTGCGTTCAGGATATGTTAAAGGGTTATCAGTGATTGGTTGCACTGGTGTGGAAGATGTTAAGAATTTTGGTCTACGCCGTATTGAGGATGGTGTGCAATACCTCGGTGATGCCGTGCCATCCCTGTCGCTATCTGGAGCGGGCAGCACCGCAACCCTAACTTTCACAACGACATCACAGACCTTTTCACGGTACACCGCTGATTTGCTTGTTCGTACTCTGGAATTTAGAGTGCGTAATAATACAAATACAGGAGCAGTTGCGTATTACTCTGTCAACTTAATTATCTCTCGTGAGCAAGCGTCGGCTGCTTTAGCGGTAGATACGGCTTCTGTTAGAACTTTCTCTACCCTTGGTAGTGGGACGTGGGGGATCGCTTCTGCTTCTCCAACCGGGGTTTCTCTGGCTTTTGCTATCTCTGCGGATGGCACCACACTAACCGTCACATTAACAGCTATTGACTCTGCAAGCCGAATTATTAACGCAAGATTAAGGGCATAATATGGAAACTGAAACTAACGACGCATTTGATATCTGGTACAAGGAAGTGTGTACACTGTTGGCACAAGATGGAAAGTGTGCACCATATAAGATGGCGTGGATGGAGTTTTATGAAAGAGGTGTAAGTATAGCGGATGCTGCTAATATAGGTCCGTATGAATCAATATAAAAATATCCCGCCAGGGATGGCGGGTGTTATTATTCATAAAATTTGTCAAACGCAACCTCTACCGTCAGTCCCTGCTCGAAAAACTCCAGCCAGGCCATTTTGTAAGGGGCGCGTCCACCATGATCAAGTGCATAAGCACATAATTCCTCATACCAGATATCAAATGGTGACTGGTCGGGAATGGCGTCACCATCCGTTAACTCTTCAAAAAACGCATCGCTCATAGATCCCCCGTTAGTTATCCAGGACTGTCACGCGTAAAAACCGTCCGATACCGTCAACACTGGTGAGCGTGACGGTTGTCAGTGTGGCATCAGCATTAACCGCCAGTGATACATTGACGCCTGTCGCGCCAGTGACAGCGTAGGCTCCCGTGGGCGATGAACGGGCTTCAGAGGTGTACAGGTCAACATTAGCGGCCTGTACCACGCGCCTTATCTGAAACGGTAGTTTGAATTTTCCTGATACCCCGCCTGATGTTAGCGATTCAATCAGGAGCGTTCTGCACAAAGGGAGCGTTGCCTGGGCTGTCGTGGGATCTGCTAATCCCGTTTCCTGAAAACTGAGGGTCAGTACAGCGCCAACTCCGGACGTCAGCACCTGATTGCTTTTAACACCCCCCACGTTGTTTCTGCCATTCTGGAACTGATACAGGCCGGTCGTTATCAGGTCAGCCAGGCCTTTATTTCCCCTGATAATCATTTTCTCGGCAGTGGTAATTTGCCGAAGCGCAGAAATGGTATACCCCGACAAATCACAACCATTGGCGATAAAAGTCATATCCGTGGAGCCACCACCGGTTGTCAGCACCCTTTCTGGCGTCAGGGTTCCCTGACCGTCATCATCAACGCCGGTTCTTGTCACGACATTGCTGAGCATGATGTAACTGCCAGCGCCCTCCATGTAAAAATGAGTATTATATGAGGAACCTGCCGCCGAGGTTCGGCCAGGCCGCTGGGAGAATACATCCCCAATGAGAAAACCTCCGCCATTAAGCACCGCGAAATTTGCCGAGCCGTTACGGTCAACCAGCTCACCATTAATAATGTTTCCGACTGAGCCATCAGCCAGATATCCCACACCGCCATTCCATTCATTTCGAATATTCTGGAAGAGATTATTATTGGCACCGTTGCGCAGATAAACACCGTGACGGGTATTGGCGTTAATAGTGCAGTTAATCAGGCGCGAATCAATCAGATTATAAACCCCATCATTGTTTGAGCAAATAGAGGACATGCCCACCTGAACAGAGGTGTAGGCGTAACTCCCAATGCCATACAGGAAACGATAAACACCGCAGTTAAACAGTATCCCGCCGCGAGGTTGATTTTGCTGATTAAACAGTGGTCTGCTGCTGTCCCTGCCGTCAAGAAGCAGGCCGTAAAAGCGGGGAACGGTTCCCGGCCCAAAAATATAATCAGCTCCTGCCGCTTTTCGAATGACAGCACCTTTATTGAGAAACGACGAATCGTCCGTAATTGTGTACGGTTTAACGCAAGGTGAAAATGAAATCAACGTTACAGGAGAGGGTACGGTGACGTCGCCCGCGAGCGTATAAATACCCTTGACGTCATGCGGCCAGAGAATCGATTTATGCCCTTCGTCGATAAGAGCCTGCAGCGCATAGCCAACATCGACCTCGGCACCAGGGGTGTTGAGCATCGTGTTAATATCCGCACGGGTCATTTTCCTGAAGATGTTATTCTCTGCTAACTCCCTCACGGTGGCGTTATCGATGCTCACCAAAGCACCGCCTAAATCAGCTTCGCCTGAACCCAGGTTTGAGCGAAGAGTCGCATCGGTAACGTCGATCCACTTACCCTTTCCTGTACCGCCAGCCGTCGCCGGCGTGCTGCCGGGTAGAACTATCTTCGGCATTGCGCCATCCCAGCGCCAGTATTCGTCCGTGGATTCCCACAGAAGAACCTCAAAACGTTGAGTAAGTAACGATCCCTGCTCAAACGAACCTATGGCCGGAACGTATCCCCATAGCCCCGTTCCTGCAGGGTCCTGCAATTTAGGTTGGCCGGCGCCGTCAAAACCTAACCCCTTCCAGGCGCGGTCTTGGGCCGATGGTAGCTGGTTTATATAGGAATCAGGGACACGCAGTGAGCGATTAAAGTTGCTGGTTATCTGCTGCTGCAGGTCGATATCACCACTATCTACGTAGCTTTTTGTTGCGGCATCCTGCGCCAGTGAAGGATCACGCAGGTTACGAATGCGGTTATTGAGCGCGTCATAATAGTTAGCGAAGATATTTGGCCTTTTCAGAGCCAAAGAGTCCCACCACCAACCGAATTTTTGGATAAGCATAGTCAGCTTATCAAGCGCGCGTTCATGGCTTGTCGCAGGAAACTTACCGGTCGCCAGATAACTGGTTAACTGGGTCGCATCGGGATCACGATAAATCAGTAGCGTAGCGCCACTGTGTGCGGAGAGCAAAGTCAGCTGACCGCCATTCTTATCGCCGGCGCCGTTCAGATAATAATCAACGTCAATTGTCAGCGTAGTTTTGTTAAAGTCGTCACCGTTCTGTGTATACAGTTCCGCGACAATATGCCCGTTTTCAATGAAGTAGAAAGGGATGCTAAAAGGGCCAGTGCTGGTTGATAGCTGATACTCAACCGATGAAGTGTCGTTCTCGACCATCATCTACTCCAAAACAGTTCGACATGGTGGCATTGTCAGAATCGTTTTGAAGCTGGGCAAAAGTAAGGCCGCAATATGCGGCCCTGAGGGGTTATTTCTCGGTGGTTTCCGATGCTTTGGCTGCGACAGCATCATCAAATTTTTTCTGGAAGTAGGCCCGGATTGACTTGTAACCGCCCGCTACCAGATATAGAGCCGATACCACTACGCTGAAGTAAAGTAAGCCCATTTGCACGTTCGTCATTTTGTCTCCTGTCTTTTCTGTTCAATCTGGCGAATACCAGCCAACTGGTTATTTGCTTTTTCAATGGCAGCAAGTAATGGGGTTATCCATAAAACAGCCTGGCAATATGTCAGTTCGCCGGCGGTAATGGTGCCAGTACTGGGCTTGTCAGATCCGTCGGTATAGGCGTGCACTGCGCTGGAACGTAAACTGTTCGTGTATTCGAGCAGCCCACCAGAAACGTCAGCAGGAACAGGCATATCACACGTTTTTTCGCGCTTGAGAATCGTTCGATATTCAATGGTTTTTTCCTCTGTACCGGCATCTACCGCCCTGTTTTTTTCCTGGACATCGCCGCTTATAGTTTGAAAAGCAGCGATATTGTCCGCCTGTATTTGGATAACCCTTGCCTGCAGCGTCACCTGACTTTCAGCAGTTTCAGCTCTGCTGGATGCCGAGCTATATCGATAGCCCAGCCCTGCGGCGATTGTGAGCCCGATGATAAGAAGAAGCATAATAACTGCCGCGGCGATGGATTCTGGTTTCACTTATCGATCCCCCAACACGTCAAGGCGCTTTCCTGGTCACGTCGCTCAACCTGACCGTAGCAACCTTTCTTCTGGCCTTTGGTGAGGCGGCAGTCACGGCCACCATCAAAAATCCAACGACGAATTTCAGAGCACGCCCCTTTACGGTCGCCCGCATTCAGCTTGCGGTAGAACGTGCTGGGGAAACATTTCCCCGGCCCGATGTTGTACGGGCAGAAGCTGGCGATACCAACTCTCTGTGGTGCCGTCAGCGGGACCCTGATGTTCTGGTCAACCCACGCCAGCGCCTTGTTACGCTCAATAGCGTTTACCTGATCGCATTTGGCCTGCGTCAACTTCATACCCTTCGTTACTGGCTTGCCGTCAATGCGGGTTGCCCCCCGACAAATCGTCCAGACACCAGACCCGTCAAGGTATGCAGTTAGACTGTTGCCCTCTTTCTCGTTCAGGAACTGATCCATGAGCGTTGGCGCGGATGCACCGGCGGCAATTAGCGCCAGCATGGCTGCACTGAGCTTTGCTTTGGTCGAAGCCATATTATTCTTCCGAGAACTTGTCGCGGCGGTACGCTAGCCACTTAAAGTAGATGTTTACAAATAGGGTCAAAGCCGTGAACACAAGACTGCCAATAACGCCAATGGCGGCCCACTGCCCGGGAGTGTATGAATCAAGCAGACGTGTAAACCAGAATGTCGCACTAGTCGTTGATGTTCCTAAGGCGATCACCTCGGAAACTCTGTGTGTCATTTTCATCGTTCCTTACCTCCCGGCAGGGATGGCTGAGTTAAAACAGGCAGGTCCGATTGTGATTAGGATGGTATAACTGGGCAAAAGTTGAGTATCAGTCTGGGTTTACCTCAGAACACTCTGCTATAGTCAGTTTTGGACTAATCCGGCGCAGTGGACTTAGTGCTTTCTGATTTAATCAGGTTTTCACAAATTTTGTGAATATTGGGAGTGTAAACATGACAGCAGAAATCATTGTAAAAAATCCTGTGGCTTGTGCGTTAGCTGCAGACTCAGCAATGACAATGACAGGTGGAAATAGCGGCACAGTTAAAATATTTAACAACGCAGAAAAAATATATCAGCTATCAAAGCACTACCCAGTAGGTTTAATGGTTTATAACAATGCAGACTTTTGCGGAACCCCTTGGGAACTTTCTATTAGAAGCTTTAGAAAACTACATGGACATGAAGAGCATAGTACAATAAGAGATTATTTAAACTCATTCCTAAGCTTCTTGAACTCTACTTATAACATTACTTCGATTGCTAAAAGAGAAGCTAAGCTAAAAGAAATATTCAGGAGATACCTAAAATTAAACTATGATGATCTAAGTCAAAAAACACTTCATGTTGCTTTACCTGAATCAGATGAAGAAGCACTTAATATTATCCATCAAAGATTAGCTAACTTTTATGCTTCTGAAAATGAGTTTTTAGAAAGAAACCCTTTTTTTGAAGGGTTTGATGAATCAGATGTTATTAATGCCAGAGAGTTTGTCATTAATAACTATCTACAAATAGCGTTAGATATTTTCCCCAATAATGGGGACCTGCCAGAACATCTTAAAACACAGCTCATAAATTTCTTCACTTTCATAATCTGCAAAGAGAATGTCACATCATTATATAGTGGTCTTGTTTTTGCTGGCTTCGGTTCTGATGAATACTATGCATCTATCATTACAATACAAATTTATGGAAGCTTTAACAATAAAGTAATGTATAAAATAATTCATGGTAAATGCTCAAAATCAGACCCTGACAACTCAGTAATAATACCATTTGCATCAGAAGATGAAGTTTTCACCTTCGTTAGAGGTTTTAACAATTCAATTATTAATTTCATGGGTAATACAGTATCTCAATTATCGAATGTAATACTTGAAAATTTGAGGGAAAGAGGAGTAAATGATGAAATATCAGAGCAAAAATTAATATCATTAAAAGATGATATCATAGACAGAGTGCAACGATATTGTGATGAAAATTTCACACAAAAAGTAACAAACATGCTAACTTCTTTATCAAAAAAAGATCTTTCTTACATGGCTGAATCGCTTGTGAACCTCAGCGCATTTAAGTTAAAGATTTCAGACTCTTACGAGACCGTCGGGGGTCCAATTGATGTTGCAATAATTTCAAAAACCGACGGTTTTGTATGGATAAAAAGAAAGCTTTACTTTGATAAAAATCTTAACAATAATTAACCAATAAATTATGAAGGGTGTCATTATGTCTTTAGCTAACCATATGAAAAAATTGAGAGTTCTGGCAAATCAAAAGCGATTCGAGAGGAAAGATTCTGCTCCTCAAAACCTTACAGCTAATGCTAGTTTCTCTTCAAATAAGAATTCCTAAACAGATTGCTGGAATGCAACAGCCCACCATATGGTGGGCTTTCCTTACATTTTACTCAACATCTTGATTTCCTCTTCCATTGGCTCGACAAACTTTACGTCCTCAATCGGCACCAGTTCAGGTTTGCCATCACGCAAAACTATGATGTGTCTGTGCTACCAGTCGATCCCAAAAACAAAGTGACGGTACTTGGAACCTCGCAACATGGCTACCAAGTGCGGAAACGGGGGCATGATGCCGTATTGTTTTTTAGCCATAGGGAATCCTTCGCTTTGGTACTGATCTGCCTGAGTGGGCTAGTTTTTGCTCTCTAAATCGCGGATCCGCTGCTGCTCTTCAAGACGTTTTCGTTTTAACCAAAGGTAAATAATTCCTTCACTATTCTTTGGCGTAGTTTTACTTGCTTTTAAAGTTGGTAATTTTAGACATTTTAACTCCCAAAAAACCATTACCAAAAAATTCAAGATAAGTACGCCAACCATGCAATAAACAAAATTTTCAGCATCATATCTACTGAATCTGAAGACCCCATATGGTCCGATAACTAAGCAAGATGCAATTGCCGCTATTGATGCACAAAGGCATAAACGTCTTAATAAAGAAAGAAATCCAGAGTTCATTTCCCTACCATCCTTTCAAGATCTGGCCCTCTGCGAGGCTCTGTTGCGCCAGGCTTCCACCAGTATTTGGTGTCGTAGTTGCGCTCCATGTTCTGGCGAAGTTTAGCGTTATAGCCCGGGCTAGCCATTTCCTGCGCCTGCTGGAGAATCAGATGGTTGAACACAGCTTTTGTATACCATAAGTTGGCGAATGGCGTAACCATCTTACCCACCTTTATCGCATCTGCTGCGTATGATGTGTCTTCCCCTTTTACCAACTTCTGCGTATTTACGACTGCCAGTTTACCTACGGCCTCAGCCAATCCTAGCGCAGGCCCGCCAAGTGTGGCGGCAATGGAAGAACCATACTTTGTCTGATCGGCAAGCATAAAATCGCCGTATATGCCAAACGAACCGCCTTTCACTAGAGCGCGTAACCAAAAACTACCCTTTGTCATGTCGTCAGGATCTTCACCTGAAATAAGGTGGTTAACCTGAAGCGCCAAAGCACCGCCGAGCGTAGTTCCTGCGATATACCGGGCCAGGAATGTAGCTTTATTCATACCGTTCAGATCTTGCGTTCGACGAACCATGTTTGCCACGCCAGCGAATGGCGTGGTTTTGAAGAGCATCGCACTACGATAAAACTCACCTTCCGTTGCCGCCTTAAACCGGTTGATGTTGGTAGCGGAAGTGATTGCCTGCATCATCTCTGAATGAGTGATACCGAGCAACTTATACACCGACTCAGCACGCGCATTGCGGATCATCCTTGCGGTATTGGCACCGACTTCATCGGCGTACGCCTGACGGATTTCTTTTTCGCGTTCTGGCGTCATTTTCCCCATCGCGGAAACAGCATCATCAGCGCTCTTTTGAAGTGCTTCAATTTCCGGTTTGAGTATCTCAGCGATTTTCGCATCCGGCACAGCATAGATGCCATCCGGCGTCATACCAAGGTGCTTCTCGGTAATGTTGCCAAGGTCAGCGGCACGCATTATTTGCCAGTCTCGTTCA